CGACCGGGTGTTCACGAAGAGCAAGAACGAGCGGAAGGCACTCTTGAAGGCTGGGTGGAACGATGAAGGAATAGCTTTCTATGGACGCCAATAATGGTTGCATCCATGGTTGCATATTTGCGTATTGGCATAAAACACGATGTTTTGTCACAACACATAAAAAACACTGTAAAATCAAGGCTTAGAGCCAGTTTTCCGCATGGTTGCTGGATTTCCTGAAAATGGCAGATTTGGGTTCAAGTCCCATCTTCCGCAGTCAGGGAGCCGCATAAATAAAGGCTTTCGGGGAATCATGGTTGCATCGATGGTTGCATCTTTTCAAAGATGGCTGTCGCTGCAGCCATGTTTTTTTGCATTTCGGCTTCTTGTGCCCCAATATAGATCTGACGAAGCACTGGTGATCCCGGAGACCATCCACCCATGCGCTCTATGACCGCCAGCGGCATCGTTTTTGCTAATTCACTGGCAAAGAAGTGCCGCAGGTCGTGAAAATGGAAGGGGATACCATTATCTTTTGCTGTTTTCGAGAAGCACAACGAAAGCGCAAGCGGCGTACGCTTTACATACTTTCCTTTCCTTTTCTGAAGTTTAACTAATAAAAATGAGGGAACCGTCACAGTCCTGACACTTCTTGCCGTCTTTGGCATTTTCGACACATATTCCCCTGAAGGCGTCCGGACGATGGCTTTATTGATCCGGAGCAGATTCCCCGTCAAGTCCTTATCTGTCAAGGCGCATATTTCGCCACATCTCAACGAACAATATGCCGCGAGTTCTATCGCAATCTGCATTTCCTCATCAAACAAGGGCATAATTTGCCGTATTTCGTCATTTGTTGGCACATAGGAGTATTTCCCTTCTTTCGTTGGCAAAGTGGCTGAAATCGGCTCCTGTGGTCTCATAAGCCGTATTGACGAAGTGAGCAGACCGTAAGCGTTGCGGATATATTTCGGCGACTTCCCGTTCGCGACCATCTGCTTTATCCATTTTTGAGCATCGGCAGAAGAGAAGCTGTCCAGCTTGCTTCCGGAGATCGGCTCGAGCGCGTTTTGCAGATACGCCCGATAGGATCTGATCGTGGACGGAGAAAGAACGGCCTCTTTCATGTCGATATACTGGCTGACGGCATCACCGATTGTTTTCGCCTTCGTCGGCTTGCCTTCGTAGGCAGCTGCCAACCGTTCTGCGGCCTTCTTAGTTTTAGCGGTAAATGACTTGTATCGCCTTTTTCCGTCTACGGTTCCTATGTAAGCCAGGCATCGCCACGAATCGCCTCTTTTTCTTGCTGTTGCCATCTTTGCACCTCACGAAACTGATGATTTCAGCTCTTCTTTTTTTCGGCTCCACCTTTTCGACTCAGACATCTCTGCGATACGTTCCAGAGCCTCTGCGCGTCCTTCAACAGACAAAGCGCGGAACAGGCGAAGCAGGTCGCGTTCTTCGTCAGAAACAAGCTCCCGGTGGATCGTGGGGTTCTCCTCCATGATCTCGACCCGTGAGCAGTTAAAATAATTGCACAGCATATCAATCTTATCCATCCGCGGAATACGCGTCCCCAACATCCACGAAGAAACGGTCGATTGCGTGAGGTTTAATTCTCTGGCAATATCGGCCTGCGTCTTCTGGTGTTCGTATGCGATTCGCTTCAGATTCTTTGCGATGACCTTCCCGTATTCCTTCGTATCCATTTTCCGCTCCTTTCCCCCCACCACAATAATAACACTTTTTCTGAAAAAACACCACAAAAAGCGTTGACACAACACTTAGAGCGTTGTATTATAGACTCATCAGGTTGTGTTTTTGCACACGAGAGGAGGTGAAACATGGCAATCACAATCAAGGCGGCAAGGGTCAACATAGGCTTGACACAGGAAGAACTTGCCGAGAAAATGGGCGTTTCCCGGTCTACCGTGTTGGATTGGGAGAACGGCAAGAGGTTAATGCGACCGGCATATCTTCGTCTGTTCTGCTATCTTACGAAGCTGAACGAGGACGATATTATTATGCCCAATATTAACACTTAAAGTGTTGAGAGAGGAGAAATCACACAATGACAAAATACAAATGCACAACGATCAGAATCAATGGAACTGTTGACATTAACGTCGAAATGTGGACTACGTTCAACCACTCAACCATCATGAGGGGCGAGACGTGCATCTTCGACGGTTATTTCCCGGAGGCATGGTCAAAATTCAAGGAAGAAGTAGACCGCATTGCTGAGATCGCAAAAGCATCTGGTATGCCGTATGAAGTCATCGGCGCGTTAGGGGGGTGATAGAGTGCTTTATTCAAGAGACCTTGTCTTCGGCGACGGCATGACGGAGATCACCGCGCCGCAGACGCTGGAAGTGTTCGAGGTGCCGAAGCGGAAGCACCGGGAGCCAAAAGAGATGACGACCAGGGAGATCCTGATCATCATGTCGGTATGCGCGCCCATCATGATCGGCTGGGTGTTCGCCACCGTCATGATCCGGCACACGTGGCTGTACATCTGCTACTGGCTGATCACGTGGAGCTGGGCAAGTTTCGTCATCTACGCAAATACGCGCCGCCCGGGTGGAGCCAGACGACGCGTCAAAAAGAAATCACATCATCATATTACCACAGTCAGGAGGGCCGCGCAATGGTGAATGATTTTATGATCGAGAACCGCACCCCCGACCCGGCTGATCAGCCGCATGAGTATTACTGCCTCTGCGCAGAGTGCGAGAAACCTATCGAGTACGACGGCCCGATCTGGGAATCGTTATATGTTGAGACCGAAGATGGCCCGATGCATCTGGAGTGCGCGGAAGCATGGTTCCGGAGGTGGGTCAACGAGAACAAACGAGAGGCGGTGAGAGTATGAAGCCATCTATCAGCGTAATAGTAAAACAGCCCGGCAAGAAGCCGGAGCGCATGAACGTGGAGAACAGCCTGAGGGCACTCCAGAAGATAGTAGACGGTCACATCGAGGTCGTGCAGATTTTCAGCGATGTGCTTGTCATCTGTAACGAAGAAGGCCGCATTAACGGCATGAAGTTCAACTGCAATATCATCAACCTCCAGTTTTTCGGCCCGGTCATCATCTGCGGCACCAGCGGCGCAGAGTTCGAGGATGCACCCGAAGGATGCGAACATTTCATCTGGAAAGGGGTGAAGTAATATGGCAAAGGTTATCGGCGTCATGGGCGAGTCCGGAAGCGGCAAAACAACCGCCATGCGGAACCTCGACCCGAAAGAAACTTTTTATTTTGACTGTGACAAGAAGGGCCTTAATTGGAAAGGCTGGAAGACACAGTACAATCCCGACAGCAAAAATCTCATGGTCACGGATGATTTCATGACCGTCGACAAAGCACTCCACAATATCAACGACAAAGCACCGCACATTAAGTTTATCGTGATCGACACGCTCAACGCGCTCATGGTAGCTGAAGAGATGAGGATCTTGAGAATGACATCCGGAGACAAGCGGTCTGCGTGGTCGGATCTGGCTCAGAACGGATGGGCACTGCTGGATCTATGTCTCACTCTCCGGGAAGACCTCACGGTAATTCTGTTGTGCCATTCGGAGACGATCAGCGACGACAACGGTCTGATGAGGACAAGGATCAAGACCAACGGACGGAAGCTGGAGAAGCTCGTTCTAGAATCAAAGATGACCACTGTCGTGTGGGCTGTCCGGCAGAATGGAAAGTACAAGTTCGTGCTTTCAGCTGATGGATCCACGTGCAAAATGCCGATGGGCGCGTTTGAAACTGACGAGTGCGAGAACGACATCACGATCGTCATCAAGGCGTTGGAGGATTATTGATGGCTAATATTAAACCAATCGAGACTTTCTACAATGGGTATCGATTCCGGTCGAGGCTTGAAGCGCGATGGGCGGTGTTTTTTGATGAAATTGGTGCGAAATATGAATATGAGCCAGAGGGATTTTGCATCAATGAAAACATTTATTATCTCCCAGACTTCTTGCTTATTGCAGGGAAAAATGCTGGAGGGCGCACTCCAGAACGTTTTTATGTAGAAGTCAAGGGAACGCCAACAGAAGAAGACGGCATAAAATGCTCTTCGTTTTCTGAACATTTCCCGTTATTGATAGTTGGCGATATTCCTTTTATGCATGGAGATTATTATCCGTCTATCTTTGGTTTATTTAACATCGATGATGAGGGTTATAGAGTTGGATGTATCAGAGATTCGTTTAATTATATTGACGGAGATTCATATCCATGTTTATTGTGCGCCAGTAAGAACGGTGGAATAGGATTATATGGCCCGGATTGGTGTTTTACAACGGATAATCCTGCAGACGATGAAAAAACATTCAACGCATACAACAAAGCTCGTCAAGCCCGTTTCGAACATGGCGAAACACAAACAATTTAAAGGAGAGATAAAAATGATCAAAAAATTCAAAGACTACGAACAGACCAAATCCTACGGCACCAACGAACGCCTTCCGAAGGGCGGCTACGTGCTGACGATCATGGGCGCGGAAGTGCTTCAGAATCGCATCGGCGAGTACATCAAGATCGCCGCCGACATTTACGAGGGCGAGTTCATCCAGTTCTTCACCAGAGAGTACAAGAACCAGCAGACAGAGGACAAGAAGTGGCACTGCAACTTCCTCCTGAACATCCCGAAGGACGACGGATCTGAACAGGACGGATGGACGAAGCGCAAGTTCAAGACCTTCACGGAAGCCCTCGAAGACTCCAACGAAGGCTATCACTTCGACTGGGACGAGAAAAAATTCAAAGGCAAGCTGATCGGCGGCCTGTTCAACGAGCGCGAGTACGAAGGCCGGGACGGCGCAGTCCGGAAGGCCACCAACTGGGCGGCGGTCTGTGCGGTCGAGAAGATCAGGGAAGGCAGCTTTACGCTCCCGGACGACAAGCTCCTGAACAAAGGCTTCACCACCACCAGCTCAAACAGCTTCATGGAGATCCCGGACACCATCGACGATGAGCTTCCGTTCAAGTGATGGATGTTTTTGAACAGAAGGAAGTCCTGAAGTCTTTCGAGATCCTGATCGACACCAGAGAGCAGAACACAGCAAGGGCGCGCCGGCGGTATGAGACCTTCGGCGTACCCTACCGCAGAGGGACGTTGTCATACGGCGACTATACCTACGATGCAGTGCTTCCGGACGGAACCCACATTGTAGACGCCCAGAAGACCGCAGAACCGCTCTGCGCTGTCGAGCGCAAGATGAACCTCGACGAGCTGGCGCAGTGTTTCACAAAGGGGCGCAAACGCTTCCAGGCTGAATTTGAGCGCGCCGCTGCCAATGGCTGCAGGATCACCCTGCTGGTCGAGAACGCTTCCTGGGAGAACCTCTACAACGGCAAGTACCGCACGAAGTTCGCAGCTGCCGCCTTCGTCGGTTCCGTTCACGCTTGGGCGAACAGGTACGGAATGAACCTCATCTTTTGTAAAGAAGAGACTTCAGGAAAGATCATTCGGGACATCCTTTACCGGGATTTGAAAGAGAGACTGGAGCGTGGTGAGTTTGGGTAAGGACAGTTTTGTTTTCTACAGATCGTTCTATGAAGCGATCAGGGAGGTGCCTCAGAAGAACCAGACAGCGATCTATCGAGCAGTGTTCGAGTACGTGTTCGAAGACAAAGAGCCATCTTTCAGTGGCGTCCCGAGTGCGATCTGGAAACTGATCAGACCTCAGCTGGATGCCGCAAGCGCACGATATGAGAACGCTATGAAGGGCGCAAAGTATGGAAAATTGGGCGGTCGTCCGAAAAAAAGCGAGGGCGAAAAAAAACCCTTAAAGGGTTATGAAACAGAAACCCCCAATGTAAATGTTAATGTAAATGATAATGTCAATGAAAATGTCAATGTAAATGTTAATGCGCCTGACGGCGAAACAGACACACACAAACATTATCCGACATACGGGGAAATCGACGCCTACTGCATCCAGAATGGGATCAGGACGGACGTCAAGGGCTTCTACGATTACAACAATGATCACGGCTGGAAGATGGACTGGAAGGACGCTCTTGCGCTCTGGGTGAAGAAGGACGAAGAGAAGAAGAAGGAAAAGCAGAGCAAGAACCGGTTTAATGACTTTCCGCAGAGAGAATATACGAAAGATGATTACGCGGAGCTTGGTCAACTGCTCAACTGCAAACCTGTATGATCCTGAACCCGGCTAAGGATACAACTACAAGAAGTTAGAGCAGGAGATTCTTGACGAGCAAAAAAACAGGGAGGACTTAGAAGGCTATGAAAATTGATAACCAGATGACGCTGGGTGATATTGATCCGGAGTATCAGGCGTTCGTTGATAAGTTCAAACCGAAGAAGACCACGGACGACTGCTACACGCCGCCGAAGATTTACGAGGCAATTCTGGACTGGTGCATCGAGCGGTACGGCTTCAGCCGCGATCAGGTTGTCAGGCCGTTCTGGCCGGGCGGCGATTATCTCCGCTATGACTACCCGGAGGACTGCGTGGTTGTTGACAATCCGCCATTCTCTATCCTGACGGAGATATGCCGGAATTATCTCCGCGCCGGAATCAAGTACTTCCTGTTTTCTCCGTGCCTGACTTGTTTCGGTGGAGGGCTTCAGCAAGCGCACATAATTTCCTCTTATGCGATCACCTACGAAAACGGCGCGAAAGTAGACACGGCCTTCGTCACCAATTTGGAAGACTGCCTCGCGCGATCCGCGCCGGACTTAGCCGCGATCATTAAAAAAACAGACGAGGAACTGCGGAAAGAAACCGC